GTGCTGCTCAGAAGCTGCGCGAGAGCAAGAGGTGGCCTGAGTGAGCGCCGAGGACCGGGCTGCCCTCCGAGCCGCCTGCGAGGCCCTTATCGCAGCGTCCAAGGGGCATCGCGAGGCGCTGTTCCCCATGCTGCCGGTGTCCATGGTGGTGAACTTCCTGGACACGGCCGACGCCTTCGACGCGCTGCTCCCTGAAGCAATCCGCATGACGGAGATCGCGTCCGATTTGATGGTGCTGACTGGCGCCAACGATATCCCGGTGGAGACGGCGGGTTATCCGTCTCTGGTTTCCTCTCCCCTAAACTCCCCGGGCGTCGGCGGTGTCGGCGCCCGGGACTTTTTTGGGCGGGACGGCGCCTGATGACCACTCACGCAGACATCCAGCTTATTGTGGCCGAGCCCCCGAGCGCGAACCGCATCTGGCGGATGTTTCGCGGGCGCATGTCCAAGAGCAGCGAATATCGCGCCTGGAAGGATGAGGCTGCCCTGTCCATCGGACAGCAGCTTGGTGGCGACTGTGCCCTGGAGTGGTTCAGCGTCTCCATCATTCTCCCGACCTCGCGCAGAGATCCGGACAATTCCATCAAACCAATCCTCGATGCCCTGCAGGCCGGCGGTGCGGTGCGCAATGACCGGCTTTTGCGCCGCCTCTCCCTTTCCGTGGATGAGGACCGCGCGCCTGGCACCGTGGCGATCGCCGTCTGGGCAACTGAGGGACCGAAGCCAAAGCCGAAGATGCGGAGGGCTAAGTGATGGGCAAGTTCTACTTCCAAGAAACCGTCCTCCCGACCTTCGAGGAACACCGCGCCGAGTGGCTGGCCCGTGCCCGCGCCGTCGCACGCCAGCTTGGCCAGGGTGGCCGCGTCGTCACCGTCAACGACGTGCGCGCCCTCTGCCCGCCGCCTCCCAACGTGGACCCGCGGGTGATGGGCGGCATCTTCAGTGGCAAGGACTGGGAGCTGCTGGACTACGCGCGGACCAATCGCCGGGCCTGCCATGGGCGCGCTGTGGGGTTGTTCCGGCTGCGGGGTGCGGCATGACGATGGAGCAGGCACTGGCCGATCAGCTTGCCGTTGAGTGCCGTCTGCGCTCCGTCACCTTGGCCGACGTTTACGCGCGCCTTCACCGCGAGGTTCGTAAGGCCGGCAGCCAGCGTGCTTTCGCGGACAAGATCGGCGTGTCGCCTCAGTTTCTAAACGCGGTGCTGACGGCACGACGTAGCCCCACCCCGTCGATGCTGAAAGCGGTCGGCCTAAAGCAGACTGTTTATTTTGAGGAGATCCGAGGCTGATGGCTGTTTACATGATCCAGCCATTGGACACGCATGTCGTTAAGATCGGCAAGTCCGACAATCCGGCGAAGCGTCTGAATCAGTTGCAGGATGCTCACTTCCTCAAGCTTAGCATTATCCGTTTGTTTGGTGGTGGCCTTAAGGAAGAGGCAAGGCTTCTACGCAGATTTGCCAAACATCGCATCCGCGGCGAGTGGTTCAACCTCGTGCCGGAGATGCTGGGCGATGTCGGGCTAGAAGAGACGACGATCGAGGCGGTCCAGGCCGACTTGGTGGGGCCTTGGACGGATGTGCCAGACGGCTACGACCGGCGCCTTTGGCGTCAGTGCGTGTCCATGTGGTCGCGCGGCGATTTGGACTCGGGCGAGACGCCCCTCGACCTTTATTCACGCACAGCCGGGCAACTGTCTGACGCCGAGGCAAAGCGGGCTCCCTTCTGGTCGGCGGTCCAAGTGGCGGGGCTTCCATGAGTATGCAAGCTCTCCGCATTGCGCGGGACGCCAGGGGTCTGGGTCCGACTCAGAAGTTGGTCCTCTATGTCCTGGCCGACATGGCGAACGACGCGGGCGAGTGCTGGCCTTCAATGGCCGCCATCGTGGCCGCCTCCGAGTTGTCCGAGCGTGCTGTGCACACTGCTGTAAAGGGTGCGCGTGCTGCGGGGTATCTGCTGCTAGAAATGGGCGGCGGCCGTGGCCGGACGACCCTCTACCGCGTCGTAAACCCCGCAGGAAATGCAGGAAAGGGTGCGGCAGGTTCGGGGTTTAGCGAGGCAGAAACCCCGCAGCAGGTGCAAGAAACCCCGCACGTCGTGCAGGAAACCCCGCAGGAGGTGCAGGAAACCCCGCAGGAGGTGCACCCGGAAGCCTCAAGAAGCCTCAAGAAGCAGAAGAAAGATAAGATAGTCGCTCGCGCTTCTCAGCTTCCGGAGAGCTGGCGGCCGAACGCGGATGGTGAAGCCTTCGCCCGTGAACGCGGCCTGCACCTCCGGAACACCTACGACGAGTTCCGCGACTACCACCGCTCCAAAGGCTCGACCTTCAAAGACTGGGATGCCGCATGGCGGACCTGGAGCCGCAATGCGGTGAAGTTCGGAACCAAAACTCCCGCCCTCCGCAAACCCGCTCAGTCCAACCTCTCATGGATGGCTGACCCCGACGCATTCGAAAGGATCATCCAGTGAGCCACCTCATGCGGCGCGACGACGCCCAGGCCCTGCAGGTTTCGCCGCTGGACCCGCCGGTCATGTCTCGCGACCTGGCGACTGAGGTTGCCCGCTTGGCCGATCCGGACCCGGAGATGCGAGCCCTCCGCGTCTTCGACCCAGCAGCCATCTCCGATAAGCAGCGTGACGAAGCCGCTGACGCACTCAGGCGGTTCAAGCGACTGATGGTGCCCGTGACCCGGGCCGAACTTGCAGCGTGGCTCGGGGCGGTGAATGCGGCCTGCCGGAACCCTCTGGACGAAGCGCCCTTTCGGGTGCGGCTGAACGCCATCGCCCAAGACTGTGGCCATCTGCCTGCCGGCTGCTGGACGGCCGAGAGCCGGCGGACTCTCTACCTCGAAACCCGCTTCTTCCCTGCGGCTGGAGACGTGCTGGCGACCCTGGAGCCGATCGCCCGGGATCTGCGTGGGCGCTACTCCGCCCTGCAGCGTCTGGCCGCTCCGGCGCCAGTGGCGGCTGAGGTGGCGCCGCCGGCCGAGGAGCGCCCCGACCCGGCAGCCCTCCGCGCTCAGGTGGCCGCCCTCAAGCGCGACATCGCCGCAGCCAAGCCCCCGAGTGCCCGTGCCCCGGTGAAGGCAGCCTACCTCAATCACAACCAGCTTGTCGCGATGTACCGGGCGCAGGTTGAGGAGGGGCGTGATCCTCATGGCTTGGCTGCGATGCGACTGGCGCATCTTGAGCGGAATAGCGAGCGGCCGTTCGCGGAGGCCGCCGAATGAGCCTGACCTTCGGAAGCGTCTGCTCGGGCATTGAGGCGGCCTCAGTCGCTTGGCATCCGCTCGGCTGGCGCACAGCCTTCCTGTCCGAGATCGCGCCGTTCCCCCGCGCCGTCCTGTCCCACCACTACCCCGACACGCCCCTGCGCGGCGACTTCACGGAGATCGAAGCCGGTGACCATGATCCAATCGACGTTCTTGTGGGAGGCACCCCGTGCCAGTCCTTCAGCGTCGCCGGGCTCAGAGGCGGAATGGCCGACGCCCGTGGGAACCTGGCCCTTGAGTATCTTCGGCTGGCTGACCGACTGCGCCCCCGCTGGCTGGTTTGGGAGAACGTCCCCGGCGTCCTGTCAAGCAACGGCGGACGGGACTTTGGTTCCTTCCTCGGGGGCCTGGGCCAGCTCGGGTATGGGTTCGCCTACCGAGTGCTTGACGCTCAGCACTTCGGCTTGGCCCAGCGACGGGCGCGCGTGTTCGTTGTCGGATATCTTGGAGACTGGAGACGTGCCGCAACGGTTCTTTTTGAGCCCGCGAGCCTGCGCCGGCATCCTGCGCCGAGCCGAGAAGCGGGGAAAGCAACTGCCTACGACCTTGCACCGAGCCTTACGGCAAGTGGCCGAGGGGTAGAGCGCACGGGGGAAAGTAGAGGCCAAGACCCTGTGGTTCTGGCTTATGGCGGTAACAACCAGTCTGGCCCCATCGACGTGGCGACCGCCCTGAACGCCAGCCATACCGCCAGCGGGCGCCAGGACTGTGAGAGCGAGACGTTCATCGCCACCACCTTGCGAGCTCGGGACCAGTCTCGCGGGGTGGATAGCGACTGCACTGACACGCTGATCGCATTTGATACGACCCAGATGACTAGCGTGGCCAATCGCAGCAATCCGAAGGCTGGCGATCCCTGCCACCCTCTCGCCCGTGGAGCTCACCCGCCTGCGGTAGCTTTCGACTGGTACGCAAGTCACCAGCAGGGAATGCCGGTGCTGGACGTGTCGCCGCCGCTCAAGACGACCATGCAGCCCGCTATCGCCTCTGCGGCCATCCGCCGTCTGACCCCTCGCGAGTGCGAGCGCCTTCAGGGCTTCCCAGACGACTACACGCTGGTGCCCTACCGCAAGAAGTTGGCCGCCGATGGCCCGCGCTATCAGGCGCTTGGTAACTCCATGGCCACCAACGTCATGGCTTGGATTGGGAAGCGCATCGTGGCTCAGGAAGCCGACCTCCGCGCCACCATTCCCATGCTGGATGCCGCCGAATGACCACGACCCCCGAAGACATCGCCGCCTTGCTGGCCGACGGCGCGATCCCCCACCCCTGGCCGTATGGCACCGGCCAGTTTGTGGCGCTGGTTCTGGAC